TTCCCGTTATTCTCGTTGGCTTCCTTCACAGAATCGCCGCGAGAGTTGGGATGAGTGTGTAGACCGTTGGTGGAATTATTTCACCGATAAGGTTCCTACTTTAGCCGAGAGACCTGATGTCAAGGAAGCAATTTTAAATCTTGAAGTTCTTCCTTCCATGAGAAGTTTGATGACTGCAGGTGTTGCTCTTGACCACGATAATACGTGTTTGTATAATTGCTCATATCTTCCAATTGATTCTATCGAATCATTTGCAGAACTGTTTGTCATTCTTATGAATGGAACAGGTACGGGGTATTCTGTAGAGCGTCAATACACCGATAAACTTCCAACTGTTGCTAACAAGATTGTAAAGAATTTTGATAAGGTAATCGTTGTTGAAGATTCAAAGGAAGGTTGGGGCGATGCAATTAAAACATTGTTCAATGATCTCTATGCTGGTAAGCATCCTAAATGGGACTTGTCAAAGATTAGAGCATCTGGTGCACGACTCAAGACTTTTGGTGGTCGGGCTTCTGGTCCTGCTCCACTAGACAATTTATTTAAATTTTTGGTCAAGGTCTTCTATAACGCACAGGGACGTAAACTTTCAGCATTAGAGTGCCATGATACCTGCTGTGCTATCGCAAATGCAGTAATTGTTGGTGGTGTGCGTAGATCAGCCATGATTTCTCTCAGTGACCTGGGAGACCGTGAAATTGCCATGTGCAAGTCAGGTGCATGGTGGGAACAAGCCGGATTCCGGTCTTACGCCAATAATTCAGCGGTTTATCGTGGTAGACCCCCCATGGGACAGTTTCTTGAGGAGTGGACCTCTCTGTACAACTCCCACAGCGGAGAACGCGGCATGATCAATCGTAGGGCTCTACAAGAGCAAGCAGCGAAGTGGGGACGAGATGAAAACTGTGAATATGGTACCAATCCATGTGCAGAAATTATTCTAAGACCTTTTGAATTTTGCAATCTTTCAACAGTGGTAGTTCGTATAGACGACACCGCAGCAAGCCTAAAGAAGAAGATTGAAATTGCCACTATTATTGGGACTGTGCAGTCTACTTTTGTGAAATTTCCTTATCTTCGTCCTGAGTGGAAGAAGAACTGTGAAGAGGAAAGATTGCTTGGTGTTTCCATGACAGGAATTTTTGATAATAAACTTACCAGTGGTCTTGAAGGTAAGCCAAAACTAGTTCGACTTCTTGAGAATCTTCGTGACCATGCAACGGCTACAAATCTCAAATGGGCAGAGAAGTTGGGTATTAATCCTAGCAAGTCAATCACTTGCGTCAAGCCAGAAGGCACTACTTCTTGCTTGGTGGATTCAGCTTCGGGTTTACATCCACGCTATGCGGATTATTATTACCGCAGAATTCGTCTGGACAAGAAAGATCCTTTATATAACTTGATGAAGGATCAAGGAGTCCCGTGTGAGGATGATGTGATAAACCCAACTTCTACTGCCGTATTTACTTTTGCAATGAAGGCTCCTCGTGGTACTGTTACTACAGAAGATCTTCGTGCACTTGACCATCTTGATCTGTGGAAGACATATCAAGAGCATTACTGTCATCACAAGCCTTCCATTACCGTCAACTATAAGGATAGTGAATTCCTTGAAGTTGGTAATTGGTTGTGGGAGAACTTTGATATGGCAACAGGTATTGCATTCCTTCCTGGAAGTGATAATCATACATATGCTCAGGCACCGTTCGAGCAAATTGATTCTGCAACATATGCAGCACATCCAAAGGTCAAGGTTAACTTCAATGATCTCATGAAGTATGAGTCAGAAGATAATACAGAAGTTGGTAAAGAATTTGCTTGTACTGCAGGTGGATGTCAAATAGTGTAAATCACGTTCTTCGGTAGCTCAGTTGGTAGTAGCGGAAAGCTGTTAACTTTCATGTCGCTGGTTCGAGTCCAGCCCGAGGAGTTTCAAATCTGTAATAATTAATCCCCGTAAGGGGATTTTTTATTATAAATATTAATGCCATGAGTATGAGGGCTATAATCCTCGCACTGTGTCTGGCGACAAGCAATGCTTGCAATAGCATATCCTGCCTCCAAAAATTCGAAGAACCGGAACAGAACAAAACGCAGGAAGTAGCGGGAGTCCCCTCATTTCTTTTGGATTCATCGAAGTACGATTCCATCGAACATGACGAGGATGACCGCTACTCCTGTGTAGGAGCATTAGTTACACCAAATGTTGATATAATCGGTTCGGCAGTTTTAATTCACCCAAGAGCAATACTCAGTGCAAGACATTGCTTTAGTGATCCTAATAATTTTCCTTGTTATTTCTGGACACATAATGGTCAAATAATAAGAATTATAAAAATAATTACGAGAGAACCATATTTTACTGGAATGCTAATAAATGATATTGTTATTTGTATTCTTGAGGAAGATTGTGTTGAACCCCCAACAAATCTTATAAAAACAACTTTTGAATTAATTCCAGGAGAATCCCTAATCACTGTTGGGTGGAGTTTGGGTTATAAAAAAGTAAGTGAAAAGGGTGTGATGACTTATTATGGAAGTCTTATGGAAGACAATGGTCAAATTATAAGAATGCTTGCAAACAAAGGTTCAATATACTTTGGTGATTCAGGTGGTGGAGTATTCGAAGATAATGGTAAATTGGCAGGTATAATTGATTTTATGAGTATTGATCCAGAAACACAATCTGTTGTGGATAATGGTGCTGCAAAAATTGATTATTATTATCCATGGATAGATACTATTATGAAACAAGAAGTCTGTGACTGGCCTTGGTTTTCGGAATAAATATCCATGTACACTATGTTAATAGGAATCGATTATTCAATAACTTGCCCTTGCTTATGTTTATTTGATGAACGCAAGACCTTTAAGTTTGATAATTGTTTTTTCTATTATCTCACCAATATTAAAAAATATGCTGATAAGATTGCACCAAATATTACTGGTGAATCATTTCAGGAATATGTACAAGACGTAGATCGATTCGACACCATATCAGAATGGGCAACCAATCTTTGTATTGGTGCAGCTGATGTTGGTATGGAAGGTTATGCATACGGTGCTAAAGGTAGAGTATTTAATTTAGCTGAGAACATGGGTCTTCTTAAATACAAGCTCTACAAGCACGCCATTCCCGTAACCATCGTAGAGCCGTCTAAGGTCAAGAAATGCGCCACAGGCAAAGGTAACGCTGATAAACAGGTAATGTATGAGACCTTCAGTAAAGAAACAAACACTGATTTGAAATCAGTGTTTGGTCAAAAAACTTTAAGTAATCCTGTTACAGATGTTATTGACAGTTACTATGTTTTAAAGGCTTTGATAGAATCTAAAACTTAACGTAGTCTTCTACCTGCATTTGTGTGTAGGCTGTTATCCAATTTTTCATGGTATCTTTTTGGAACATGACCATTAGATTTAATCTTATCAATTACTTCTTTAAATTGACTACCCATGGCTTTTGTTGGAGTAAGTGTAGCATCTGCCATTAAGATTGGCTTGCTTTCACCCCAATTTCTAAAAACCTTTTTCTTTTTGCATTCTGGACATGGTTTTGTCAATGGAATATCTCTATCTGATAAATTTAATATTTCATCAAATCCATGATCACAATTTTCACACTTAAAAGCATAATTGGGCATTATTTTTTCTTTCTAAAGGTAATTAGCATAGATTCAAACAAGAATCCATAGGAAGGTTCTTTTGGTTTATTTTTTAAAACCATTTGTGCTTCTTTTGGGGTTTTACTTCCTTTAAACAAATTACATGCTCTACACGATGCTACCATATTCACCCAAGAAGATGCTCCACCTTTAGATGTAGGTATAATGTGGTCAATAGTAGCATCTTTGTTATTCATCTCTTTTCCACAATATTGGCAGCAATACAGATCTCTTTTTAAAATATTTTGCCGAGAAGCCGATGCTTTTTTATAAGGCAATTTTACATAATACTTTAAAATTAAGATTTTAGGAATTTTAATAATTTTAGAGATTGAAACAACTTCATGACAATCTTCGTCAGATGCATCCCAATAAACCTTATCGCGGATTAATAATTTAAAGGCTTTCCCAATAGTAATAATATTGAGTGGGCTGCTGTCTTGGTTTAACAAGAGAACCTGTTTATTCATGCCTTTTAAGTATTTATGAAAGTCTAAATATTTGATAACCATGGATAATCAACAAGATAGACAATTATATTGGGAAGTCAAGCAATTCTTACACGGAACCCCTAATATGGTCCCCCCTCCAGTGAAAATTTCTTCATTACGCGATGTCGCAGCCAGTGTAATGAATGAAAACAAACCATTTAGTCAAGCAAAACCACCAAGCCATTCAAATGTTTTTGATGCCACTGGTTCAATGTTGAATGCAATGAAGTCTTTAGAAGCTAAGAATAATCCTGGACATATTGCATATACAAAGAATGGTAGCACCAATCCATTTACTTTGAATGAAGCACAAACTCGACAGAATAAAGTGGATGACTACAACCAAAATTATATTGTTGGTGATCCTAGATTTGGAACACCATCTGCCCCAACAATGCCAGCAGATGGCATATTAACTGGTCGAGATGGAAGAAACGTAGATTTAAAAACGAGTCAATT